AGCAATCCAACCATGGCAGCCATGGCTGAAAATCGTCGTAGCCTACGTCAGCGTTTGAAAGAAAGTGAAGTACAACAAGCTCAAGTTGTGTTGGCAAGCCAAGACATGGTTGACCAAGTGCAAAAGATGAGTGAAGATATCAGTGCCATGCAGTTCAAAGACTTGCCAGCCTTGGTAGATCAGATCAAGAATGAAGTCGGTGTAGACCAAGCCATGCAGTTCAACACAGATGCCACAGCTGCCTTGGCCGGTCTGTTACAGAACTTGCAAGGTGCCAAGACTCAGTTAGAGCAGGCTCTAGGTGTAGTGACTGGTCAAGCTCCACAAGTGCCAGGCGAAGAACTTGCACCACCCATGCCAGGCCAAGAAGAAATCGGCATTGATGCTGAGATCCCTACCGTCGACGGTGAAGAAGATATCGATGCTGAAATGGATGCCAACGTTGAGCCAGTAGGCCTAGGTCGTGAACGTAGATAATGTTAATCCGCGAAGTTGCAGATCCTAACACACAACGACTGGCTGCATTAAGCCAGTTTTTGCTTGGCCGTAGTGAAGATGAAAGTGCTAAAAAACAAATCAGTCAAGATGCGTTTATAGAAGCCGCCAAAAGTTTAGGCGTGAATGTTACCGTAGACAACTTGGGTGACTTGATCAGCCAACCACCACTGAGCAACATTCTGGCGCCACTGCAACCAAATTCTAAAGTTATCAACTTTAAAGGCGATACCGAAGCCCAAACAGGAATGAGTGTGGATCAAGCTAGAGCAGTGGTAGATTCCAATGCCAAGTCCGCAATGAAGCGCCGCTCTTAATCAAAACTGTTGTAAATAATCAAGCAGTGTGTTACAATATACAAAGGAGTATACAATGGCCTATTCAGACAAAGTAATTGATCATTATGAAAATCCACGCAATGTGGGAAAAATGGAAATAGACGATACCATAGGCACAGGCATGGTCGGAGCACCTGCCTGCGGTGACGTAATGAAACTACAAATAAAGGTCAAAGATGGAATCATCACAGATGCTAAATTTAAAACTTACGGTTGCGGATCGGCGATTGCTAGCAGTTCGCTCGTTACTGAATGGGTCAAAGGAAAAACGCTTGACCAAGCAAGCGAGATTAAGAACTCAGAGATTGCGGAAGAGCTTGCCCTACCGCCTGTCAAGATCCACTGCTCGATACTGGCTGAAGACGCTATCAAGGCCGCAGTAGCAGATTATCGTAAAAAAAATCAATGAATCCATATGTAACTACTACTCCAGAATTTCATTTGCCCAACGAGTTGCATGAAATATTATTAAACGACATCAATAATAATACTTGCATTAAAGCAACATTTAATATTAGTAAAAAAAATATACTCTCTACTGATTCCTGGTTGGTTAAGTTATATGTTTCAATAAGTTCTGGCAATGGAGAGGCACAAAATTATCGACTGTCAGAGTTAGCAGAACAACAGGTAGTTAATCATTTTCAAGATTTTTTAAATTTTGTTAACCGACCTTACAAAATTAGATACAAGACTCTGAAAAATGTTCGTTGGTTTTTGCCTCACAGTGATCGCTCCGCCTATGGCACCAATAGTGATGGCCATTATGGTGATAGTTGCTCGATATACATTGGTATAATTACCAATGATGAAATAACTAATTGGTACTCTGGACCCACTAATTTCCAAACTAACAGTGTGTTCAATTTATTTAAATTAAAAAAACAAGAATCTATCTGTTTAGAAGATAAAAAATCTTGTTTATTTAATAATGCAGCAATACATTCTGTTAGCAACTGTGATTCTAGTAAACAACGCTGGGGATTGGCAATTAGTTGGCATGATATTTCATATGATGAATTAGTTGGATTATATCAAAGGTACATAACAAAATGACTTTAATTACACTGACCGAGGTTGCTGCAAAGAAGATTAAACAAAATCTTGACAAGCGCGGGAAAGGCATAGGGATTCGTGTTGGTGTAAGAACTACTGGATGTTCTGGTATGGCGTATGTACTTGAGTATGTAGATCAAACAAGCGACCACGAAGGTAGCATAGTGATACAAGCAGACAATCACATTAATATTTTTACCAACAAAAAAGATGCAGTTTATCTTGAAGGCATGACTATTGATTATGTCCGTCAAGGACTAAATGAAGGTTTTGAATTTGTTAACCCAAATGAACGAGACCGTTGTGGTTGCGGCGAGTCATTTAGAATATAGCAGTGGTTGTTTAATTGCTATAATCCTGTTATACTTACTCAATGTATAATCCAAAATTTAATTACCACGAACTAAGTCGTACAACTGAAGAAGGCAAACGACTGTATTCTACCCCAGATGGCAGTAGAGTTCCTAGTGTAACGACTATCCTAGATAAAACCAAACCCGAAGAAAAAAAACAAGCCCTTAATGAATGGCGAAAGCGTGTGGGTGTAGAAAACGCACAGAAGATTACTACAGAAGCTGCCAATCGTGGCACTCGTATGCACACTTACTTAGAAGATTATATCAAGCAAGGTGAACTTAAAGACCGCGGGTCAAATCCGTTTGGTTGGGCCAGCCATGCCATGGCACAAACTGTTATTGAAGACGGACTTGTAAGTGTTGACGAAATTTGGGGTGTGGAGATTCCATTATATTTTCCCAAGCTGTACGCCGGTACAACCGACGGCTGTGGCATACATCAAGGCGAAGAAAGTATCCTAGACTACAAACAAACTAATAAGCCCAAAAAACAAGAATGGATCGAAGACTATTACTTACAGCTAACAGCCTATGCTCTAGCACACAACGAAGTGTACGGTACAAACATACGCAAAGGTGTAGTACTAATGTGTGTGAAACCACCCGTAGACGACATGGGCAATCCCTTGGCCCGCCCTGTTTACCAAGAATTCATCCTAAAATCCGAGGATTTTGACTATTGGTCAGATCAATGGTGGCGCCGTTTAGAATTATATTATTTGCAAACCTAACATGAAAACAATTGTTATTACTGGATGCAGTTGGGGAGCCGGCGAATGGACCGATTTAGCAATAACGCATTCTGGATTAGCCCAATATTTTATAGACAACGGATTTAATATAGTAAATTTAAGTCAACCCGGCAACGGCCCGTTTTCTTTACTACAATCATTGAATAGTTTTTTAGAAGTTAACAAAAAAATATTAGATATTCAATTTGTTTTTTTACTGCAATCCGACATTGGCAGAGATTTTAAAAAATTTAGTCATGAATATTCATATCGTCAGATTATATGGAATGAAGATCTAAATTTAGATCGCAATATAAACGGAATTTATCGTCAATTTTACAACCACTTAAATAATATTGGACAGAATTGGGAAATAAAAATACAGTTAATTGGCGGACTTACTGATTTGGTCATGGATTTTAAACACGAATTTAAATATGTAAATTTTTTAGTGCCAAGTTGGGTACAACTAATTGAACCCACAGCATCACCGGTATTTTTACTCGATCAAACTAACATCCCTGATTTTTGGCGAGATAAACAACAACTTTTATCTTATATACAATCTGCAGAAGAAAGACTTAATATACTTTGGGATAGCCACTTTTTTCCAGATAACGGGCACCCTGATCGTAATGGACATAAACTACTATATCAACATCTACAAAGCCTGGGTCTATTTAACTAAATACTGGATAGAATTCAAGGAAGACTAAATTGGCCATTGTACAGATCTCACAAATTACTAACCGTAAAGGGTTAAATGAAAATTTACCACAATTAGCTGGTGCTGAACTTGGTTGGAGCACAGATACTCGCCAATTATACATCGGTAATGGCACATTACAAGATGGTGCGCCTGTAATTGGCAACACTGAAATTTTAACAGAATTCAGTGACATATTAAATTTTACCAACACTTACACTTACGAAGGTCAAGCAGCTGGATATACAGTACAAACAGGAGTCACTGCCGGGACACCCGTAACTTTAAGTTTACAGTCGTGGTTAGATCAGTTTGCTAGTGTGCTAGATTTTGGTGCAGTAGGTGACGGTGTCGCTGATGACACTGCAGCTATTAATCGTGCCCTGTATCAATTATTTTGTAGAGAAGTAAACCCCCAGATTCGTCGCAGTTTGTTCTTCCCAGCAGGGGTATATCG